TGGTTATACCTGCACTGATAGAAAAGAATTCTACTATCCCGATAAAGGAAAATTTATAGGAAGAGATTCTGACAATTTTATACAAACAGGAATCCAATGGGAACGACATAAACACGAATTTGGAAAAATACATCATCCCATCAATAAAGTATTTGTAGAAGAATTTTCTAGACCGTATAATAATATTAGAGATATGATGTTTTGCGTTGATAGTATTTGTAAATCACATTCTGCAACAGCAATTCATGTACCTATTTTTAAAGAAGAGCTTCCCAAGGATATTAAAAATATTTTAAATTTTGATAATAAAACTAATTTTTATGAATACTGCCTTGATAAAGGTTATCAATATACAGAAAGATGGCACTTTGAACAATTAGCACATGAAGATGTTGGCCAATTAATTTTAAATCACATCAAGCATCTTCAATAGTAAATTCAGCAGAGAATTTTAAACTTAACAATATTCGAGGATTAGTTGTTACGTTTTCCGCACTATGCGGAACATTGGCATTCATCCATATTGGTTCATTTAATCTATATTCTTCGTCTACATAAGGACCATCTTCCCATTCGATCACAGTTCGGCCTGAACCTTTATTGGCATACTCAGGACCTCGTTCTATAAGTTTATACTTTCCATTCCACCATCTAGTAATACCCCCCTTGCAATTTTTTAAAGGAATGTTTAAATTAGGCGTTGAGGTCACATGCCCAGACGGGGGAGTATCTATATGAATACCTAAATTTGACATAGGCGGAACATGTCCCCAAACAATTCGATACATATCTAAGGGATGCCTCATTACTTTTTTTAGTTTAGGAATAAGTATTTCCTCTAAAATTAATTTATTTTCTGGTGTTGCAAATGTATAATATTTAAATTTTAAAGAAGGCTCAGTTTGTTCTGCAAATAATCTTAGAGCAACTTCTCTCAATTCAGTTAGATCGCCAAGATCAATCGGTTTATGATAAAGTGGCATGAATGTTTTCCTTTAATTTTTCAAGGTGCGGCCAATCAGGAGTTGTTCTAATTATCATAATAACTCTATCCACTGGTTCGGTCATAATCATATCGTGCGGTTGGTTTACACGTAAAAATGTAGCTGAATCTAATCGATGCTCGTGTACTAATGTTGGAGAGGTATTCCAAGTTATCATTTCTTTAGACATATCTGCGCCGCCGGCTGGTCCCAATGTGTAATTGCCGTTGTACCATCTAGTTATTCCGGCTGCACCATTTAGTATAGGAATATTTAGATTAGAAAGTTGTATACTGTTTTTCATATACCCATCAACATGCATACGCATTTTCCATCCTTGAGTGGCTCGAAAAAGTATTGCTTCTCGAATTTCGCATTCAATATTCCATCGTGATTTTAGTTCTGGTATTAAGACTGCTGAGATAGAATTAAGATATATTTCATCAACCATTTGATACCAAGGATTAAATTGTTTATCCCATGCATTGTGCCCTATTGTTTTTAATTCTTTAAGGCAATCTAATTGTATAGGTAAGGTGTACATTATTTTGGAGGGATTGCGGCAATCATAAGTCTTCTACCAGAAAGATTTTCTACACTATGTATTTCATTAAAATTCATTTTATACCAATGATCTTTTTCTAAAACATATTCTTCTGTCTTGTCTAACTTGTATTCAGGAATTGCTACCCCATCATCTTTTCTTAATTTTAAAAATTGAGATTTTGGTTTCCAAAAAATTGTTTTTGTATTAATATTTCCCGGATCTAAGATATAAAGAATACTGACAGTTCTTTGTCGTCGGTCGTCTGTATGGGGAGCAACATAATTGCCGCCCGATACTAACTGATAGAAGTAACTACATGACATTAAAAATGGATCTGCATTACAGTGTTCTTTAATCATCTCAACTAAGTCTAGATTAACTCTGTAAAAACTTACTCCACCTGTCGGTCCACTCATGTCTGTGTATTCTTTTAAATTTTTTATATAGGCCAGTGACTTCTTATCATCTGACTCATATCGACCATAGGACAAGGTCATTTGAGATTTTAAATGTGCTTCTTCAAAATCATTGATTAATAATTTTTTCAATGACGGTTTTAATTTAGAAATAGGCAGGCTGATACAATTCATAAAGATATTTATATTGGTATTGCTTGACAAGATAAGTATTTAAAAATATAATTATTAGATGACAATACAACACGATCCAACTGACTTTTACCATAAAATATATTGGGAAAGCAATGCTGAGTTTGAAGAAATAAGAGAACTATGTTTATCTGAAGACAATTGGTTACGACCTAATTATCTTCCTTCTAATCTAAAAATTGAAGAATTTAATGGTTACGGTGTAATTTTTTGTAAACATACACACGATCCGGTAGGCATGGGCGGACTTTATAATAATGGAAATTGGCCAGCTAATGTAGGATACCATATGCGCCGAGAATACCTATTTCCTCGATGGAGGCAGACTAGCCTTACAAGTTTTATAAGCGGATTAGGAGTTTATAAAAAACATTTATTTGAGCCACTAAATGCAGTTAATAACTTTGACATTTATTTTATGACCATGCAATCGAGATTTAAAAAAAATTCAAACGGTTACTGGACGGCATTTAGTACAGCGATACAAAGTGTAATGCCAGAGTGGAAAAATACAGATGGATATATACAGACCTGCCAATGGCCTGTTAAAAAATGTTGGCAAAGATTTTTAATATGTGAATCTGTGCCAGGAGCATGGGAAAATTGGAACCCTAGAATACTCACAGAATTAGAATGGGATTTATTGCCTCTAGGAGATTAATAGTATTAAGCGGGATTAGTTTAATGGTCAATGGGCAATCCATCTTTTAATTCTGGAACAGATATGGGTGTTAGTAATGAGTTAATATCCTCAACTAAAATGTCAGGAATTGTACAAAAACATGCAATACAAAGATTTGTAGAAAGTTACATACGACAAAAACTAAACTGGAAACCTGAAAAATAATCGGTTGACAGACTGGTAAAATCATGCTATAATTAAGGCATGTATAAAATAATAAGCAAAAATAATCTTACACTTAATGTATGTGCAACTTTGGAAGAAGCAATGGCTTTTTCCAAAACAGTTGGCATGTTTGTGACCATAAAAGGCCCAGACTTCGAAGTCTGTGGTATGTTTGGCGTTGACAGTGTTAAGAATGGAAAAACTCCAGATGGAGTAGAATATACTTGGAATAAAGCAAGTCGTATCGGACGAGTTAAAAAAGAAAGGATCAAAGATGACAGCAACATTTTTAGTGAGTGATACACACTTTGGACACATGGGTGTCTGTAAGTTTACTCGTAACGATGGTGTTACTAAGTTACGCCCGTGGGCGAGTCCCGAGGAAATGGATGAAGCCATGGTCAAGGCATGGAACGAACGAGTCAAGCCCATTGACAAGGTCTATCACTTAGGTGACGTTGTTATCAACCGCAAGGCATTAAAGATCATGAGCCGCTTAAATGGCGACAAGGTTTTAATCCGCGGTAACCACGACATCTTCCGTGATGACGAGTACAGGACTTACTTCCGCGAGTTACGTGCTTATCACGTTGTAGAGGGAATGATTTTTAGTCACATCCCATTACACAGTGACAGCTTAGGTCGGTTTGGCGTTAACGTTCACGGACACACTCACGCAAATCGTGTCAAGAAAGCTCGTGGCGTAGATGCTAGAACTGGAGAAATTTTATACAGCGATGAGAACGATGTTCGTTACCATTGTGTTTGTGTGGAACAAACTCCGGACTTTGCACCTATCTTATTTGAGGACGTTAAAAAGCGTATCATAGAAGAAGGTGGAGAAATTGGTTTTAGGTCTGGTAACGGGCCTACAATGTAAAGGAGGCAATTATGCCATGGATTCAAAATGTTGGAATTAGCGATATTAAACGAGGTCTTCACTTTGATCCCGGTGTTAATGCTATGCTGATTCAAATTGTGGACCCGCCGGGCGATTTCCCTACACCGCTGTACAAGTTCAAAGAGACTCATCAATTCCAATTTTTGGATGTAGAAGAACGTGATCAAGTCGACGATGAAGAAATGCGGTGTAGCCAAGAGCAGGCCAATGAGCTAGTCCGCTTGCTCGAACACGCATTGGCTAATCATATGAATGTTATTGTTCATTGCCATGCCGGTGTGTGTCGTAGCGGCGCAGTATGCGAAGTTGGTGTTATGCTAGGCTTCAATGACACTGAAGTTTTTCGTAGCCCAAATCTGTTAGTCAAGCATCGTATGATGAGAAAGTTAGGTTGGACCTACGATGAAAACGAACCCCATACCGTTAACGGTGTGACGTTACCGTCTGGGATAATTATTCCAGCAAAGACAATTGATTGGTCTAACGATAACGAAAAAGTGTTTACGCTAGCCGATGCCCGTCGCAAATACAGAAAAAATTTCGAAGACGATATTTAATGCCAACATGTTATCAACTTATCGGTATACCAGGTAGTGGAAAATCTACCTGGTATAAGAACCAGGAATGGCTCGGCGAGGATAAAAAAGATCACAAGTATGTGTCCACTGACGACCATGTTGAGGGATATGCTCGCGACCAGGGTAAAACTTATAGCGAAGTATTTGTGGAATACATGCCTACTGCCGTCAAGCAGATGATGATCAATGTAAATTTTGCGGCGGCTTTACAATTGGATATTGTTTGGGATCAAACCAGCACCACCATTGCAAGTCGTGCTCGCAAGTTTAACGCACTGCCTGACTACTATCATATTGCTGTAGTGTTTAAGACGCCCGAGCATAAAGAACTTGTTCGTCGATTGTTTAGCCGTCCAGGCAAAGACATTCCTGATCATGTTATTGCCAGTATGATTGCCAGCTGGGAAGAGCCCACTCTGGAAGAAGGCTTTAACGAAATTTGGTATATATAATCCGGCCCTTAGTTCAATGGATAGAATGCTTGGCTTCGAACCAAGCGGTGTGGGTTCGATTCCTGCAGGGCCGGCCATTAATCATTGATAATTAACAATATGCATACGTTACATATTCTTAGCAGTCCCAGCGATCCTGTACACATTAATAGGCGCACTGATCCATTTTCGATTGCAGTTATTAAGTTCATTGAAAATATGCAACACCTGGGATGGAACTGTGTACATTACGGCATAGAAGGTTGTGAGGCACCTTGTGAAACTGTGATGTGTTTACCAACATTAACTGATAATCCCCATAACAATCGAGATGTTTATAATAGGGCCGCTGGCAAAGAGATATCACTGCGTAAAAAACAAGGCGACTTAATCATGTGTTTTCATGGTTGGGAAAATCAAAGTGCTACAACTCCTAATATTGATTTGCCTGTCGTAGAACCTAGTATCGGTTACGACACCGCGGCAATATTTGCACCATATCGTGTGTTTACTAGCTATGCACAAATGCACATGTTCTACGGACAAAGAGATATGTTAATGACCCCTAGCTGGTTTGATGCAGTTATTCCTAACGCATTTACACCCAGCGAATTTGAATTTAACGCAGACAAGGAAGACTACTTCCTGTACTTTGGCAGAGTGATTGAGGCCAAAGGAATTAATATAGCAATCCAAGCAACAGAAAAAACTGGGCAACGGTTAATCATAGCTGGTCCCGGTTCTCTTACAGAGATGGGGTATGCCACAGTACCCGATCATGTAACCTGTGTAGGAGTTTGCGATTCTAAGCAACGAAAAGAATTGATGAAAAATGCTCGGGCAATACTTGGACCATCTCATTATGTAGAGCCATTTGGCAACATGGTTGCAGAAGGCTATTTCTCTGGCACACCGGCAATTACCACAGACTGGGGAGGTTTTGTTGATACGGTCATACAAGGCAAAACTGGATTCCGTTGCAGAGAGTTTAAAGACTTTGTTGATGCTATTAACAACATAGATACTATTGATCCACATTATTGTAGACAGTGGGCTATGGAGAACTATTCAGAAGAAGTTGTACATCAAAAGTTTGATGACTACTTTAAGAAAATACTGCTATCGGATTTTTATAGAACATGAAAAAAGCATTTGTAATAACCAGCGCCATAGAGGTAGATAATAATTACCCTCTTACTTACAGTACATCACGCACTGCATTTTCTAATGCTGAAAGATTTAAACACACAATTTTTACCATAGCTTGTTTAGATTTACTTGCTGATCAAGATACTACTTTATTTTTAGTTGATATATCTGAAAACTTTGAACAGTACAAAGGTACCCTAGGATATCAAAAAAATCTAAGATACATAAGTGTTAAAGAAGAATTTCCAGAAATTTTTAACACAGTAAGAACACATGCCAACAAGAGTCATTGCGAAGCATTAATATTATCAAACTTTTTTATCAAGTATAGAAAAGAATTAGAGACCTACGATTACTTTTTTAAAATGAGTGGTAGATATTTTCTTGACAGTAACTTTGATGCTTCTGTATTTGATGAAAATAATACAAACAAAATATTCTTTAAAAAGCCAATGAAGTTTGAATGGAACGAAGGCTGGCGATACGAAATGGTTGACCTTAGAGCAAGTCAAGGTGATAATTATCTGTATCAATACTGTTCTGTAATTTTTGGATTTGGACGAGGATATTTGGATCAGTTCATAGATATATTCCAAACTATTGCTGTGTTTACAGGCGAACCAGAGAAGATGATCTATGACGTTGAAACATTGCTGTTTTATTTTACTCGAGAATTCAAAGACAATATCATAGAAACAGATTGGATTGTATATGGTTGGGATGGCGCTGGCGGAACATTCTTAAGGTACTAACATGAACTTAGAATTAATGATCATTGATAATTTTTATACCGACCCTGATGCTGTTCGTGCCTATGCCTTATCACAAGAATTTGATGTCAAAGGAAATTATCCCGGTGCTCGAACTAAACCCTACCTACCAGATGATGTTAAGGGTTGTATTAGTTATTGGATGCAATTGCAGGGCAAGGTAACCAATTGGTTTGAAGACCAAGGATATACAGGTGCGTTTCAAATTGCTACAGCGCAGGACAGAACTTGGATACATCCTGATCATTATAACATGTGGGCAGGAGTATGTTATCTAACACCAGATGCTCCTCATACGTCAGGGACAGGTATATATAGACATAAAAAAACAGGTGAATTTAGAAAGTCTGGCGACAACTTGCATGAAGGATACGACTATACTAAATGGGATTTGTTTGATGTTGTTGGTAACAAATATAATAGATTAGTTATCTATAGAGGAGACCTATTCCATGCTAGTATAGATTACTTTGGTGATAACAAAGATAACGGACGGTTGTTTCAAACATTCTTTTTTAATACAGAAAAATTATAATGACTTATAAGATTTGTCAAGTAGTGTTTTCTACCAATAGATTAGAGTACCTAATCCCTACGCTACAATCGCAGAAGAATTTAAATTACTTTGGCTGCGAAGTGCATAAAATCTTTATAGATGATTATCCTAGGACTAGAAACAATGCAATGCTTGCCGAACTAGTGAAATTATTTAACTATGATGAAATAATCCTTCATAAAGAAAATCTTGGTCTAAGTGCTACTTGGTCTGAATTTTGGAATTTGATCAAAGGCCGAGATTACGATTATATATTTCACATGGAAGATGATGTTGAAATACTTGAGCCTGTGTTGATCACAGACTTAATAGAATTACTAGAATCTGATTCAACAATAAGCCAAGTGCAACTGGCAAGACAGGCATGGTACTTTCATGAAAGTGATCCCAAAGCTACACCCACTGATTTAATTTATAAAAATTACAGATACAACAAAGGACATATAATTTTTTCACCGATGGCAAGTTTATATCCGTTGTCTATTACAAAGATTCCTTACTCAGAAATTCATCCAGGTAATATTAATGAAGGAATCGTTGGAGGTATACTATCTGAAAAATTTGAAAAGACTTCGGCAAATGTAAAAAACTTTTATGGTCGTAACATTATAAAACACATAGGTACTTGGTTTGTTGGTAAACGTGTGTTGCCCGGAGAACCGGGATATGATAGCTTTTCTAGATTTGACCCTAATACAAAATATAACTCTACAGATGGAAGTGTATACTAATGACACACCTTGTTACCGAAAATTGCATTAAATGCAAGCACACTGATTGCGTATCAGTATGCCCAGTTGATTGCTTTTATGAAGGCCCTAATTTCCTAGCAATTAATCCAGATGAATGCATTGATTGTGGAGTATGTATTCCCGAATGCCCAGTTAATGCAATCGTAGAAGACAACGACACAAACACCGATATTCCGTTATGGTTGGAAATTAATACTAGACTGAGTAATAAATGGCAAGTTATTACTAAACAAAAACCAGCATTACCAGATGCAGAAGAATGGAAAGACAAGCCAAATAAACTTGATCTGTTAGAAGAATGAAAGACAAATTTAAAAAACTATATATGGATTGGGCCAGTCGTACCGCAGAACTCAGCCATGCTGTACGTCTACAAGTAGGTGCTGTTATTGTCAAAGATGACAGTGTGATCAGCTATGGTTATAACGGTATGCCTGCAGGATGGGACAACAACTGTGAGTTTGAATTTAGACATCCACAAACAAAAATAACAGAACTTGTAACTAACAAAGAGGTGCTTCATGCAGAATCTAATGCGATTGCTAAATTGGCAAAATCTACAAACAGTGGTCTTGGGGCTACTATGTTTATTACCCACGCTCCATGTATGGAGTGTGCCAAACTTATATACCAAAGCGGTATTGGGCACGTTCTATATCGCAACTCTTATAGGGATACTAGTGGCATTGCATTCCTGGAAAAGTCAGGAGTAAAGGTTGAACAGGTATGAGAATTACACCTTCTAGGTTGTATAGATTAAATAACTTTATGAACATTTTTAAAAAAATATATTTTTGGTTTAAAAGACGCAGGGAATTGAAAAAGCGATTAGCCGAGTTGCGTAAGCGCGATCCCTTTATCTACAAATGATACTAGGTATCACTGGTCAGAACCACGATGCCAGTATGGCCCTAATTGACGGGCAGAACATTGTGTGGGCGGCTCATTCTGAACGAT